GCCAATGCGTCGTTAATTGTAACGGACAAGACCACCGCAATATACCTTATGGAAGGTACATCAATCACCGTAACTTCTGGTACGGCAAGTGGAATAACCTACAGCATAAGTTACGAAGCAATTAGCTAACGTAAGGTAACATTATGTCCAAGCGGTATATTGGCGGCTTAATCAGTGCTTTTAATAGCTTAAAAGTAGCAAATGCGCCTACTATTGGTGCGGTTACGCCTAAATGCACAAAAGTCTGCGTTGCTTTCACTGCACCATCTTGTGTTGGTGGCGGGGCCATCACGTCATATACAGCGGTATCCAATCCCGGTTTTAAAACTGGTACTGGAACAACATCACCTGTACAGGTAACGTGCCTTACCAATTGCACAACGTACACATTTACGGTCAGCGCCAACAATGCGTATGGACCATCGGCGTTTAGCGCCGTTAGTTCCGGCGTAAATCCACTTGTACCTACGGGAACCACTGGTATTTTTGCTTTAGGTTATACAACTGGTGCAGTTGCAACCCGTGACAAATATACATTTTCAGGTTGTGTCGTTTCTTCAGCTACGGCAGCAACTACAGCATCATATTATGGCTCAGCAGCCGGTAACTCTACCGTTGGGATATTTGCTTTGGGTTCTACATCAAGTAGTTTTACTAGCACCCGTGATAAATATACCTATTCAGGATGTGTAGTTTCATCTGGGGCGGCGGCTAGTGTCGCAACAAGTGGTGGTTCTGCCGCAGGTACTGCAACAATAGGTATTTTTGCCTTAGGCAATAATACAGCTACCCGTAATAAATATACATATTCTGGCGATATAAATGCACTTGCAACATCAGCTAGTACGGGTACATCCACTGGATCTGCGGTAGGATCTTCTACGGTAGGTATATTTGCGTTAGGATGTGTGAACGTTTGCCAAGGATCAACCATCCGCAATAAATATACATATTCAGGAGATACAAATGGTTCCGCAACAGCTGCTTCATACGCATCGTATGCTGGATCAGCTGCGGGTAATTCTACAACGGGTATTTTTAATTTAGGCAATCGTCCATATCCTTATAACCAAACCACCCTTCGTGATAAATACACATATTCTGGATGCACAGTAACTTCAGGAACTAATGCAACTGCACGTGGCGCTTATGGTTCAGCGGCAGGAAATTCCACAACCGGTATTTTTGCAATAGGGTATAATGCCTGCTTGGCTGGATATTCTACCACCCGAAATAAATATACATACGCTTGTTGCGGAAACGCATCGGCAACCGCCGCTAGTGTAGCATCGGGTACTGGCTCCGCCGCCTCCAACGGTGTTACAGGAGTAAACGTATAATGCCTAATTACTCCGGCTCGTGGAACTTAGTACAGCAGATGCAAGCGGTGGCGGCAGGAAACTGGACCGGATACCTTGGTGCGGGTACTGTTGGTATTTTTGCAATTGCAAGGTCATCTGGCGTTAATCAAACTACCCGTGAAAAATATACTTTTGCAGGATGTACCGTATCTTCAGGAGCATCGGCCAGTGTTGCATCAACTATAGGTTCCGCCGCTGGAAATTCTACTGTTGGCATATTTGCTTTAGGCTCCGTGTCTTGTGCGGCTACTACAACCCGAAATAAATATACATATTCTACATGCTTAAACGCATCAGCTACTGCGGCTACTGCGGCTTCTTGTGCGGGTTCCGCAACCGGTAATTCTACGGTTGGTATATTTGCTTTAGGGTTTTCACCCTGCTTAAGCACAACGCGAAATAAATATACTTATTCAGGTTGTACAGTTTCTTCTGGTACAGCGGCCAGTGTTGCAGCGGGGGCAGGTGCCGCGGTAGGTATTTCTACCATTGGAATTTTTGCATTAGGAAATTGTACAACCACCCGCAATAAATACACATATTCCGGCGATGTTAACGCATCTACCACCGCTTCTACGGCAGGAACAAATTATGGCGCAGCAGCGGGAAATTCTTGTTTTGGTATATTTGCATTAGGAGGCACAATAACTACCCGCAATAAATTTACATATTCTGGTTGTGTTAATGCAGTAGCAACAGCATCTTCGGCAAATTCTTTGGGTGGAGCAGCGGCAGGTAATTCAACAGTTGGCATTTTTGCATTAGGAATTGCAACGACTACCCGCAATAAATATACATATTCAGGTTGCACAAATGCAACCGCAACAGCTTCAAATATTCCATCTTTTTATGGCTCCGCCGCATCCAACGGTACTACGGGAGTAAACGTATAATGCCACGGCAATATCAAGGGTCAATCATCAGTAAAACACCTATAACACCTGCTGGTCCTTTCCAATGTGGTGCTGCATCTGGTGTATGGACTATTGACCAAATGGTGGGCTGGCAGAAGGCGGGATTGTGGCCTGTGGCGGGGAATACTGATGGAACTTTTGCTATATTTGCAATTGGACAATCACCAACTGCTGGCACCACCACCCGCAATAAATACACATATTCGGGATGTGTAAATGCTTCAGCAGCAGCGGCTACCAATGTTTCATACAGTGGTTCGGCAGCAGGAAATTCCACAGTTGGTATTTTTGCTTTAGGGCATACAACCATTGCATCAACAATAAGAAATAAATTTACTTACTCATGTTGTTCAAATAGTAGCGCAACTTCTTCCACGGCAGGTTCAGAAGAAGGCGCTGCTGTTGGAAATTCTACAATTGGAATTTTTGCTTTGTCAGGTTCGGCTGGGTCTGTCACCCGTAATAAATATACTTACTCAGGCGATATAAATGCTTCTGCAACTGCTTCTAGTGCATCTTCTTATGGCGGTTCCGCCGCTGGAAATTGCTCAATAGGTATTTTTACTTTGGGATATAATGCTTGTTTTTCCAAATTGTCTACCCGCAATAAATATACCTACTCAGGTTGTGTTAATTCCACGGCTACATCAGCATCTACTCCTAATGCCTGTGGATCTGCAACTGGAAATTCTACCGTTGGTATTTTTGCTTTAGGAGCACCATTAACAGGAAGTGGTGCAGCTAGGGAAAAATATGTTTATTCTGGTTGTGTTGTTACATCTGGAACATCATCTAGTGTTGCAGGTCAAGGCGGCACTGCCGCAGGTAATTCAAAATTAGGGATATTTGCTTTAGGTTATACTTGTAGCGGACCGTCAACAACCCGCAATAAATACACTTATTCTGGATGCGTTAATACTTCAGCCACAGCGTCAAGTGCAGTAAGTTATTTTGGTTCAGCAGCATCTAATGGCACAAATGGGGTAAATATGTAATGAACAGTAAACCGCATCGTAATAATTCAGACTTCCAACTCCGTCACTTCATGGCGGGGTCTTGCTATACGCCTGACGGCGCATGGGCATTGCTATATGGTCAGCGCATTGACATGGAAGTAAAGGTTGAACATTCCAAAGCCCAAAAAATTAAACGTGCCGCCAAAATCATGGAGAATGAGGCGATCATAGCGGATGAAAACGCAAAACCTTGGGAAAAGATGGTTGCGGAAGCCACAATCATTGAATGTAAATCAGCGGAAGACACATGGAAAAACAACCATGAAGCCGCCGTTATGGAACTGAACACCATTAACCAGATTATGGCGGAACTTGAGCCGCAGCGTAAATTCGGCCATCTTCCTATGCTGGAAGCCAATGAAGCTATGCAGCGGGAAGAATGGCTAGGTGAATTGCAAGGACGGGTGGAGAACTTCATTCTGTCTCAAGGCAATATTCCGCATGACCATTTAAATACAATGCGGTGCCACCCAGACTTTGAAACGCATATAGTGCCGCATATCAAGCAAGTATTTACCCAACTGGCAGGGAAAGGTGAACGCCTTGATCTCCTAACCAAGCAAGCACCAGCATTTCTTGAGGACAAATCATCATGACCGGATACGTTAAAACCACCACCGACAATCAGTTTGTTGAATATCCTTATGGTGCGGAAGAATTGATGCGGGATAATCCCGGCTTGGGCTATACGCCATACAGTGACTTTGTGGAAATATTCCCGACCACTGACGCATACAATGTGCATGGCTACCGCATCCAGTATGTGGAGATTGATGCAGATCCTACGTATGACGGAAAAACGCAAACCGTGTCACGTTCAGAACAGCCATTTGTACGGGACGGCAAGTGGGTATTTTCTTGGATTGTCCGTGATTTGACGCCTGAAGAAATTGCCAATATGGAGAAGATGCAGCAAGAAATGCAACAACGGGGACAATAATGTCAGATGTTAAAGATGAACTAAACCCAATACACTGCTTCCCAACGACCATTTATGTAATTAAAAAGCCGGAATTTTTGGACAACACCCGCAAGGTTGTTGATGAATACATTGAAAAGCGTAAGAAAGAACAGGGCGGCACCAATGAGGTGTACCCTGTTTATATGACGGATAACCTATACGACGATCCGCGTATGGAAGACCTTTGTGCGTATATTGGATCAACGTCTTGGAACATTTTGGGCGAACAGGGTTACGATGTGCGTAATTTCAGCACGTCATTTACCGAAATGTGGGCGCAGCAGCATTATAAATATAGCGGCATGGATCAGCACGTCCATGCACATGGGGCGCAGATTGTAGGGTTTTACTTCCTTAAGACGCCGCAAAACGGGTCCGTAGCCACATTCCATGATCCCCGTGCTGGTAAGGTACAAATAGGACTACCGGAATTTAATGCCGCCAACATTACCCATGCAAGCAATGCCATTAATGTTGCCCCAGAAGACGGCACATTGATTTTCACAAATGCTTGGTTAGCGCATAGTTTCACCCGCAATGCTTCCAACGACCCCATGACTTTCATACACTTCAATTTGACGGCTACCATGAATCCACCCCTGCCAGCGGCGGAGGTTATATGAACAAGTACAGCATCCGATTTAACAAAACACGGGGCCAGCCGGGACGCGGGACGGAAGATCATGTCTGGCGGGTGTTTGAAAATAACGGTAAAGAATACCTATTCAAGCACTTGGATATTAATGTTCCCGTAAAGGATGAACGGGATGGGAACGATTGGAATATTGTCTGTTATGGTGTACTATCCATTGACAGGGATACCTCCACGGCGATCATTCGGGAAGCGTAATATGGTTGATTTTCAGAACCTCATAAATCTTGGACTGGGTGCGGTTCTGACTGTTGCCGGATGGCTGATGCGGGAATTATGGGGTGCTGTTAAAGAATTACAGCGGGATATTAATAAATTAGAAGCCACATTGCCAAAAGAATACGTCCTTAT